GGTCTTTGCCATATGTTGTTCAGCAACGTCCGCAAGCGGATGCTGAGCGCAACGTGCGGTCGCGCCGGGATGACTTGCTGCAAGAAAGCGATTGGACCCAGCTACCTGACAGCCCGCTGTCTGCTGACAGCAAGACCGCTTGGTCTACCTACCGGCAGCAACTTCGTGATATAACAGGTCAAGCAGGCTTCCCGTATTCAGTTACTTGGCCCACGCCCCCGGAGTAAATAGATGCTTGGCTTCGCCCCACTATCAGCCGCGCCGCTTGCCGATGATGGCTTGATCGCGGGCGTAGACGCGCTGACAGCCGGCGGTATCACCACCGCTGCCCCAGCAGTCGGGGCGTCGTCGCTGGCGCAGGATCACGACCTATCTCTGACTGGGGTCACCGCTGGCAGCCCGACAGTCCCCGGCATTACGATGTCGGAAGAGGGGACGTTCAACGCCGATCCGATTGCCGCTGGCAGCCCGACCGTCGGCAGCCCAAGCATCGTGCAGGACCACGACCTGACCGCCACGGCGATCACGGCAGCGGCACCGTCTGTGGGCGCTTCTACGGCCTCTGGGCCGCAGGTCTTGACCCTGACTGGCATCACCACAGCCGAGCCTACTGTGGCGGCCTCGACGATGGTCGTCATTCACGTTTTTGCACCCAGCGCGATCACCGCAGGCCGCCCGACGCTGGGTGCGGCGCAGGCGCAGCAGGTCCACAACCTTCTTGGCGATGGCATCACCACGGGCGCGCCTGATGTCGGGACCACAGGGTCGGTTTGGAACGACGCGCCTGTCACCGCCGAGACGTGGACCGAACAGGCAGCCACAGGAGAAATCTGGACGCCTGCTGCGGAAAACTCTGAAACATGGACAGAAGCGGCGTAAAATGGCATTGTAGGCCAAGCATTCGAGGATGAGACATGGCTACTTTTTCGTACACTGCCCCGACCGTTGGCGGGTCTGAGGACACTTGGGGCAACACCCTAAACACAAACTGGTCGAACCTGTCCACGTTCCTTGGATCGCTGGACAGCGCGGAACTGGCCGTTCTGGATGGCATCACGGCGACCACCGCTGAATTGAACCTGCTGGACGGGGCAACAGTCACGACCGCCGAGATCAACATTCTGGACGGCGTGACGGCCACGACCGCCGAGATCAACATTCTAGACGGCGGAACCGCAGCCACAGCCACCACGCTTGTGGACGCGGATCGTCTGGTTGCGAATGACGACGGAACTATGGTGCAGGTCGCGATGACCGACATCAGCACCTATGCGTTCACCGCCCTGTCCATTGATGAAGACGATATGGTGTCGGACAGCGCATCCAAGCTGCCGACGCAGCAGAGCGTCAAGGCGTACATTGCCAGCCAAATTAATGCGCTTTGCATCGGCGTCAACCAGACGTGGCAAACTACTGCAGACGGCGACATCACGCGATCAGGCAACACGACTTACCAGAACACCACTGGACGACCCATTCAGGTCAACGTGGCAACGGAAGCCAGCATCGATGTACAAGTCAGCAGCGATGGCTCGACGTGGAAAACGGTTTCAAGTGGTATCAGCGGCGGTGACAAAGCCCCGCACAATGTAATCGTCCCAGATCAAATTTATTATCGCGTAACGGGGACAAACATCGCTGGCTGGGCGGAGTTGCGCTGAAGATGCCGCTGCTCCCTCTCGACATCCCTCCCGGCTTCGTCCGAAACGGCACCGACCTGCAGTCATCTGGCCGTTGGCGGGATGGCAGCTTGGTGCGCTGGCGCGAGGGCAGCCTGCGCCCGGTTGGCGGCTGGCGCGAGCGGATCGCCAGCATGTTTTCGGCGCCGCCGCGTGGCATGCATGCGTGGCAAGCCCTTAGTGGCAGCCGCTGGATCGCTGGCGGCACCTACAACGCGCTAAAGGTGGCCACATCCGGCGGAACCGTCTACGACATCACACCGACTGGTCTGACGGCGGGGTTGGAAGACGCCGCGCTGGCTACAGGTTACGGGAGCGGTTTCTACGGCACCGGCCTGTACGGCGTGGCGCGCAGCAGCACCGGCACATATTCCGAGGCGACCACTTGGGATTTGGACAACTGGGGCGAGTATTTGGTTGCGTGCAGCAGCGCGGATGGAAAGCTGTATGAATGGCAGCTTGGCGTATCGCCAAGTGTGACACTTGCTGCAGCCATCACCAACGCGCCGACCGGCTGCACCGGCCTGCTGGTCACAGAAGAACGCATCATCTTTGCGCTTGGCGCTGGCGGCGATCCACGTCGGATCGACTGGTGCGACCAAGAAGACAACACCCTGTGGACTGCCGCCGCGACCAACCAAGCTGGCAGCCAAGAATTGCAAACAAATGGGCAGATCATGGCAGCGGTCCGCACGACCGGACAGGCGCTGATCCTGACTGACATTGACGCCCACCGGGCTGTCTACACAGGCCCGCCGTTTGTCTACAATTTCGAACGGGTCGGGCAGGCGTGCGGCCTGATCGCCCGAAAGGCTGTCGCATCAACCGACGCTGGGGTCTTCTGGATGGGCCAGAAGGGGTTCTTCCGCTTTGACGGTTCCAGCGTCCAAGAACTGCCCTGCGCGGTGTCTGACTATGTGTTTTTGGATATAAACACCGACCAGATCAGTAAGGCGTGGGCGGTGTCCAACGGCCAGAACGGCGAGGTCTGGTGGTTCTATGTCAGCGGATCGTCATCGGACGGCGAAATCGACAGCTATGTCGCCTACGACTACAAGGAGAACCACTGGCTGATTGGCAAGATGTCCCGGACGGCTGGCGTTGACCGTGGTGTGTTCAAGCAGCCTCTGTACGCCAATGGCGCAGGCAATGTGTATGACCACGAAACTGGCTACAATTACGACAGCCAAGAGGTTTACGCGGAAAGCGGCCCGGCATCGCTTGGCGGCGGGGAGACGCTGTTCCACGCCCTGCAGCTTATACCAGACGAACGCACGCAGGGCAGCGTTGAGGTGACGTTCAAGACGCGCAACTACCCGAACACAAACCTCAATCCGGATTCAATTGAACGGACCTATGGGCCGTATTCGATGGCCAACCCGACTGACATTCGTTTTTCTGGTCGCCAAGCTAGAATGCGCGTGACATCCACGGGTGGTGGTGCGTGGCGCTGGGGCATTCCGAGAATTGAACTTGTGGCGGCAGGCAAGAGATGAGCGCACCCGTCATACCGCAGCCAATCGGTGACGACTGGAAGGCATGGGGTGGTCGCCTTGTGCGTTACATGCTGCGCGAGCGGCCCCGGCTGCAGTTCAAGGCGACAGACAGCAACCCGTCAGAAAATGGGATCATTCTGTGGGATGAGGTCAACGGCTACCCGGTCGTGTCCAAGGGTGGCGAATGGGTTCAGGTCGTTCTGGAAGATGGCAACTACAGCGGCGGCATCACGTCAAACCAGACGGCTGCAGCGGCCAACACGGCCTACGCCCTGACATATACGGCCAGTGTGTCCAACGGGATCACAAATGGCACGCCAGCCTCGCGGCTGGTCTTTGCGGAGGGCGGAGAGTACATGGTGTCATTCTCCGCACAAATTGCGTCCACATCGGCCAGCACCGTGAATTTTTGGTTCTGGCCTCGCGTCAACGGCTCCAACGTGGCAGGCTCGACCATGAAGAACGCCCTGCATCAGAATGGGTCTGTGCTGGTGGTCAGCCGGTCGGCGATCTTTAATTTCAGCGCTGGGGACTATCTGGAGGCCATGTGGGCGGTGGATAGCACGTCTGGCTACCTAGACGCCTCTGCCGCTACAGCCTTCGCTCCAGCGGCCCCTGCGTCCACGATTGCCATCACAAGGTTGCACGGGTGACACCAACTGAAGGATGAGGTATTATGATACCGCGCATAGGGATGATACCGGCTGAAAACATCGAAGATGTCTGGGATGCCGTGGCCCCCTTGCTGCAAAGGTCGCAACGCCGGATCAGCCGGATTGTCGGCCTAGAAGATATGAAGGACGAACTGCGGACCGAGTCAGCACAACTCTGGTCAGTGGTCGTCGGGGACAAGCTGAAGGCGGTCATTATGACTGAAGTCCAGAAGCACCCTCGCAGTTTAGTTCTCAAAATTCTGCACGTCGCCGGGTACGACGTTCCTGAATGGGGCGAGGCTGCGCTGAAGATGATGGAGCGGTTTGGCCGCGACATGAAATGCAGCACTATTTCTGCCGATGGTCGGCTGGGATGGTCTAAATACGCAAAGCGCAATGGCTGGAAAGAAGCTGCGCGCCTGTACGAAATGGAGTTGTAGCATGGGCGGATCATCAAAGACGACCAGCAAGGCTGAAATCCCGTCCGAACTCAAGCCGTTGTATAGTGCCATCGGCTCGGTCGGCACGCGCGTTGCCGAACAGCCATTCACGCCATACACTGGCGACTTCATTGCTGGCGTGACCGAGACCAGTCTGGCGGCCAAGCCGTACTACGAACAAATCGGCGCGCTATCCAGCATGACGCCGGAACAGTACCAAGAGCGCATTCAGCAGAACCTTTCTGGTTTCACCACCAACGTGCTTGACCCAGCCCTTGCTGCGGCGCAGCGACAGCGCGACATATCTCGCGTGCAGGAACAGTCTGACATTGCCAAGGCTGGTGCATTTGGCAACATCCGGCGCGGCGTGGTCGAGGCGGAAAGCCAAGCGGCCTATGACATCGGCCTGAACCAGCTGACCGCCGATCTGATGCGGCAGGGGTACGATCAGGCCGCTGCGCAGACTATGGCGCAGATGGAAATGGGCATGGGCGCTGCTGGCGCTGCCGCAAGTGGATTGCAGCAGATTGGCGCATTGCAGCAGACCACAAATCAGGCTGAACTAGAGGCTCGATTTAATGAGTTCCTGCGAGAGCAAGGCTACGACCTTGGCATCCTCTCGGCCCTGACGGGCGGGGCCGCCGGTACAGCCGGTGCCATTGGCCAGTCGCAGACGACCAGCAGCAGACCCGGCTTTGGGCAAATCTTGGGTGCGGTCGCGTCTGCTGGTCAGGCCCTGTCGATGATACCGTCCGACCGCCGCCTGAAGGTAAATATCCGCCCGGCAGGCAGACGCAACGGCATCAGCTATTACACATGGGACTGGAATAACACCGCGCGCGCAATCGGCGTGGAAGG